CGTAATTAGCAGATGTAGTAACAAAGGCCATGACTTACCTACTACGCAATACGAATAATTGCGTTAGATGCATCAGCCGTTGGAAATTCAATTGTTAAGTGACCTGCAGTAGCAGAGACTGTACCACCAAAGTCAATCACACAGATTGCTTTATTACTTTGAGAAGAGTTGTAAATAATACAACCATCGCAAGACGTTGTTACATTTGCAAAAACTTCATCAGTGAAATCTAAAAAGGCAGTAGTACCTGATGTAGCAATAGTTGCGCCATCTAAGTTCTGACCACCCGCTGAGTAATTTGTACCCGTAGCTTCATCAGAGTTACCTGTAACATCTGAATAATTTGTAGTAGCAGCACCATATGTACCTGATGGTGAAGCCTTAATAAGTGCAAGTTTTAATGTGTTAGTATCCAAATCATGGATACCACCAAGAAGTTCTGATTTAAAACTTGTGCACATTGCAGTCGTAATAGCCATGATCGGTTCCTTTTATACATAAGTATAGGTAGGCCACAGTTAAGCAGCCTACCCAATAGTTTAGTTACGCAAGTGCGTCACGATCTACTTCGTTAGCACCACGACCATCAACGTCCATTACCAAAGCCCAGACACGCAGTTTACCTGCAGTAGCTGTACCTGTCAATGTGTCAACAGTAAGGTCTAAAGTGTCTTCAGCACCAACATATGCAATGCCGGGAATTGAAGGAGCAACAGCACCTACAGACTTACTAGCCATTGCATAAGCAGCGACAAACTCGTCATCATCAGCACCTGTACCAATGTCAAAAGTCAAAGCAGATGCACCTGTAAGTGCTTCTGTAACTTCTACACCAGCAGCAAGGATTACTGTTTGTGCAGGGAATGTTGCAATTGTGTTTGCGCCAGCAGCAAGATCCACGGCGTTCAACTCAACGGAAATATTTTGAATACCTTCTAAAGCCATTTTTATTTCCTCCCTTATGCCAAGTGATACTTAGCGTTCACAAGAGCTTCTGGGCGAAGGATCTTGCGACCATATAGATGCATCCCACGAACAATGTCAGCGAATGAATCTGGATCACGATATGTTTCAGTTTTGTTGATCTGCTCTGCAGTTGCAACGGCTGAATCGTGTCCTGCAACAATCATACCATAGTTAGTAGATGAGTTTGCTCCTGTGAAGGAAGGCCCAGTACCAACGGCTGGCAGGTTGTTTGAAGTGTAAACACGGAAACCATGAATGTTTGTTCCGATTTGACCATTCTGCAATCCAGAACCACCAAAGTCAGCGTTAAACAAACGTGAGTCTTCGTCTTTCAACAATTCCATAAATACTGGATCTACAACAAGCCACCGTCCAGTAGTATCAACATTTTGTTGATCCAAAAGACGAGACATACGTGCGATAACAGTCAATGGGAAAGTATCACCAACGGCAGGTGTTGAGTCAGTTGCTCCACCTGTACGTGGCTGCAATGCCAAAGCATCACCACCTGAACCACCAAAGTCTGCCGCATCAATTTTCATTGAGGCAAGCAATTCGTCAGTAGTTGAGCCAATAGCGTTTGAGCCATTAACAACATCATTTACCGTGTCAGGTGTACCGTGGATTGCTGATTGCTTAAAGCCAGTCAAGTAGCCAAGAACATCTTGGTCAAACTGGTCTGACAAACGATAAGCAGCACGATCACTCGCAAGGCTTTGGAAGTTTACGTGGGAGTGCGCTTCCTCAATATCATCGACCTTGAAGGCAAAATAGTTGGCTTTGTCGATTGTCAATGAAAAATCTTCATCGTCAAGATCTTGTGGTGTAATAGTTGTGCCACGCTCATATGCTTTCACAGTGATCTCAGGTTCTTTAATAATTTTAACTGAGTCACCCATGTTGGCGATTTCTCCGAAATAATCAGAGTTAGTGATAGCTTCACAGATTGATGCTTTGCGGAAAGCAAGTTGCACCTGTTTGCTATAAATTACTGGTGAGAAATTACCATTAGGTAGGTTTCCATAACCAGAAGCGGATGTAAATGCCATTTTATTTTCTCCTAGCATTAGATCACAGATGCAAACGACTAATGACTTATACAGAGGCTAATTCTACTAGGGTGCGTTTATTAGAAAGTTGGCCTACCTTCTAGTAAAACGGGCCATGAGACATTAGGTTGTCCGAAAGCGTATATTGTTGTTTGCGAAAGTTTAGTTTATACAATGGTATAGGTAACTGTAGTTAATGCCTAACAGGGCTACACTATTGTATTAAGTGTACATATAGTTATATCATAAATATTCTATATGTCAACCCCTTTAACGGGCACTACCAGAAACATCGTAAATAAATCTACCTGTTCTAATAGCTTCCATAATCTCGTCAGAACGTTTTTCATATTCTTGCGGAGACATCTTACTTACAGAGGATTCTGTAATTGTTGTTGATGCGGTATCTTCGTCTGGTTTACTACGACTATTACGAGTATTTACAGAACGTGCTGCATCTTTATTGTCTTTAGGTTTAGTAACCTTAATATTCATATCTGCTTTGTACAAATCAATTGCACGTGCAGCAGAACGAGCATCATTATTATTTTCATATAGTGCGTCTTGTACCCACTTAGGCTGTTGGTCTGCCCACTCATGAAAGTCATCACTATCACGAATAGTGTCAAAGTCTGGATGTAGACGCATTAGCTCTGCTTCAGCTTTTTCACGAACTGCAGTCTCACGCATTTCGTCTACCATTTTTACACGTTCTTCAAACTCAGTAGATTGCTCACGTGCTTTTTTAATTGCAATAGTTTCTACAATCTTAGCTACGTCTGGGTACTTCTGCATCCATGCATCTAGTTGATCATCATCTGCAGGAAGCTGCATTTCTTTTTTAGTAGCATCCGTTAGCTGACTTTGTAAGTTATCAAACTTTGTTGACCATTCTTTTTCTTTGTCTTGCATGTGGCGGCGTAGATCACCATAACGTTTCTTAAACGACTTTTCTTCTGCACCTTGAGGTTCTGCTTCTTTTGGTTCAGCTTCACCTTTTTGTTCTGCAATAAGTTGCTCTAGTTCTTCTTCTTCTTTTTGTAGTTTTTCTTCATTAGTATATTTACGATTTGCAAATGCAACTTTTTTTGGAGCTTGCATTTCTTCTGCCATAATTGTGTCTGACATATTACTTCTTTCTTACTGGGGCCACCGTAGCCTAGTGTTGGTAGGGGGATGAGTAGCCAGTCTAATCTAGCAAATTAACGTGTTGCTAGTCCACGTTTTTTAACAACTGGTTTTTTAGCTTTACCTAATTTAATATCAGTCATTATTTCTGGGCCTAGTACCTTACCAAGTACACGACCTTGTGATGTACCCATTAAACTACGAATAGCATCTTTATCGTCGTCCTGTAAGCTATCAAATCGTGTAGCTACAAGTTTAGTATATTCTGACAAATCCATTTGTATTTCCTTGTAAGTGTTATATTTTATTTTCTAGTACTAACAGTTCTTTTCCAGCAAACGTGGGATAATCCACTACTTTGTAATATTTAAAGTGTGATTTAAAAAGTTCTATAATAAGATTTTTATGGGGCGATATACAGTTATATTTATCTCCCGTACTTGGCTCTACGTAAGACCATTGAATTGCATCAAAGTTAAACTTACCACCCATAGGTTCTGGCGTACTCATAGGTATTTTATCAAACAGCTTCCAGTTATTATGATAAGATAGTACTATAGACCCGCCACTTGCAGTAAGGACTATCATTTTTTTAAAAAAATCTAATACTTTTTCTAAAGACGGTTGATGTGAATAACCAAACCAAAAATTTGTTACCAAGTCAAATTTCTTTTTAGTCCTCCAATTTAGTATGTTTGCAACGGAATACTTTACATTATATTCTGTATCTTCTTTATGTTGATCCATCATTAATTTAGATCTATCAACACCTAATCTTGTAAAGTCACCAGAAACTTTTCTTAAATGATGACCCGTGCCACAGGCAACATCACACCAAGAATTATACTTATAATAATCCATTACACTTTCAACAACTGTTATTTCAAAATCAACATCAGTTTTTTGATTTGGATGATGTGTGTATCGGTCTTCGTATATTTTTACTAAGGCAGGATTATTATAAGGATCGCTAAACAACTTCTCCATTTTCACGTATAAACTCCGTATCACCACCTACAATATCAAAGATATTCATCCATAGGCTTTTTATAGGAGAGTATATCACACCGTGTTTATTTTGTCCATAGTAATATTTACCATATGACACAAGGGGATCTGCAAATAGTTTTGTAATAACCCACTTAAATGTTTTTGACTTACGCATTAAAGGCACAAGCACTTCAGCCATGCGGTAGTATCCACGGCGATTGCGATCAGTCATATACTCATCACGGTATCTACGTACTACTTCATCCATAGTACCATTACCATAACGAGCCTCTAGCATAATGAAGCAGCATCCACCCTCACTACTAGACGAGCTTGAGCTACTTGAACTACTTGATGATCCCCCGCTATCGCCAGCACTTGCTTTGGCAGCATCTGTGTTAGAGGTATCTCCTTTGGCAGCTTCGTTAGCACGTCTGTTTGCTGTAGCTGTATAGTGCCCCGCTAAACTGGGATTAGCATTTAGTGAAGCCTTTTCCGCACTAGATAAATGTGCATTAATGTTTTTGCTTGTGTTAGGATTAGTACTATCTAAACGTGAAGACTTATCATTACTTGTTGT